TATGCTTTATGCTTTTAAATACATCAAAATACAAGCAAAAACAGAGAAAATGCATTGCAAATGCATTGCAGAAAATAACTTCTAAATTTTAGCATTATCTGAGATTTTATGTTTTTGAAATCTTACATACAGTCAGTAATTGTTATAATTAAATTACTTTTTTAAAATAGCAAAAACCTCTTGCCTTGATATATGCCAAAAATCTTAGGCACACATCAAAGCAAGAGGTTATATATGATTATGAATGTCTTAAATAATGAAATAAAAATTACTTCTGTCGCTTTTCGCACAAGTTGAAAAAACTTTTCACACTAAATGAAAAAAATTGAATTAATCATTTTTGCATATTGTTGCAGAAATGTTTCCGTAAAAATAAAAACACCTTGCAGAGATTTTACTCATCTGCAAGGTGTTTTTTTGTGTTAATTATTCTTTTTTTCGGTTGCCGTTTTGCTCTAAAATGAGATTTGTGCCAGTCTTTTTAATCTTATTTGGCTGATATTCAAGGATGTCAGCAACATCACAACCAAGGACTTCGCATATCCTGTCCAAATGTTCAAGGTTAATACGGTCACACATCTCATTATATATATCGCATATTGTCGCAGGTCTTATGCCGGTTTTACGGGCAAGTTCAGCCTGCGTTATGCGGTATTTGCCAAGCAAATCGGACAAATGAATTTTAATCATAATAACGCCCCGAGTAATATAATATACTACTGCGTTATTATTTTGCTTAATTGGTAATATTATTACCAAATCAGTAATTGGTTATGATAACTTCTTTAAATTCTGCACGATTTTCAGCGGTTGCTGGGAGCAAGTTTTGCCTGCTTACGCACTTAATATGGTAACCTTTATACAAGTCACGAATGAAATCGCAATCGTTATAGGATAGGATAAAACGCCCTTTAATCCCCTTTAAAACGGCATTTAAACGGATATGGTCATCTTTATTGAACTTAGTATAGTTGCGGTTATAGTAGCGTTCCGATGCTACATATGGCGGATCTACATAAAACAGAGCAGAATCACGGTCATATGTTTTAATAAGGTCTTCAAAATCCCTGTTTTCGATAATCACGCTTTTTAACCGTTCTTTGTACTTTGGAAGTTCGGAAACAATATTATCAATCGTTTTAGGAGCTGTGGCGAATGAGTTTCTATTGCTACCAAAACTACATTTAATCAAGTAAAGATATCGTGCTGCTCTTTGCAGGTCAGTAAGCTCAACCTGATTCTCAATCTCATAGCGATATTGCGAAAACAACTCACGAGATTGTAACCAGTCAACCTCTTTTTGAAGTGCTGAACAGTTGTATTTTATTTGCTTATAAAGGTTAATCAGGTCGCCGTCAACGTCATTAAATACCTCCATTTGACCTTTGATTTTATCCTTACCGAATAAGACCCAGCCTGCACCGCCACACACCTCTATGTAGCGGTTACTGTCGCTGGGGATGAGTGAAATAATCTGATTTTTAAGGTGACTTTTGCCACCAATCCAGCCGATAAAGCTACGCATTTTTACCTCCATAATAACTTTTTAGGGGCGTTATTATGGATATGTAAGATTAACCTAACGCTTTCTTTGCATTTGCAATTTTCTTGTCTTTAGACCAATTGCAATCATTGATAAGATGATAGATAGCATTGATTGTCTTCTCGCCGACAATGCCGTCAACCGTGACCTTACCTGCTCTCTGTGCCTCTTTTACAGCTTTCAAAGTGCCGTCACCGAAACCGTTTGAATTATCGACTTTCGTCTTGATGATTCTCATATTGTATAAAGTAATTAACTGCTTCTTGAACGCAAGTGTTGCTGTATTGTGTGCGCCGTATTTAATCATTTCTTCTACCTCCGTGTTTGTTGTTTTACCGCCGAGCTGTGCGGTTACTTCGTCTGCAAGATTGCCAAGCCTGTTATAGAGCCAGTCACCCGGGCAAGATTTATTTGCAAACCACCTATGTACAGTCAAGACCATTTCACCTGATTTTGGCGAATAATTTAGTGTCTTGTCCTCATTACCGAACCAAAGTAGTTTAGTTTTGCCGTTACGCTTGCAAATATCCACACACAAGTCAACAAGTTTGTTGTATACCTTACTGTTCATCGTGTACGGTGCGGTTGTATCGCTTGCACACTCGATTGTGACTGCCCTCTGGTCATTTGCATTGCTTGATGAACACCAAGAGCGATTGCCCTCATCAACACAAAGTAACACTCTGCCGTCATAGCCGATTCCGTAGTTACAGCTTGCCTCACAGGCTGTATTCATAAAGATGTTGCCGAGTGTTTCAACGCTACACTGACCGACTACACAATGTGGAGTAATGCGGTCAATACTGTGTGTGCGTTTACCGCTGTGGTTTGGACTTAATTTTGTGTAATTAACAAGTTTTGAGTTACTCATAGTCATTCCTCACTTTCTGAATCTGTTTTCGTTTCTACTGTTGTCTTTAATCTCTTGACGATTGATACCAAAAATTTCGGCAATGGAATACCGATTTCCGAGAGGTTTTCAAGGATTGAAATTAATTCGTTGATGATAAACCAAATCGTAACAATCATGCCGATACAGTAGTTAATTTGCAGGTCGATTCCGCAGTTGACAAGTGCCGAGCTGATGAGATAGTCGGCAACAATACCGACCGCTACGGCTACGATATAGCCTACCTTTTTGATGATGCCTGTTACACCGACACGGCTGTTAAGCGTGTGGCTGATGTATGCCTGTGCCATTCCTGTTGCATAGTCGATGAGCATTACTGCAATCATTACCGCAAACGGCACAAGCAAGATGTTAAGATATGCGACAATTGCTCCGCACGCAGTGGCAAATAACGCCTGTAAAATGTTTTCTTTCATTGTTTACACCTCGCTTTCTGTCGGCTCGTCAATGGTTGGATTGTCGCCCCATACCGCCATAACGGCGTTGTAGTATTCGTCTGACAGCACCGTTTTGAGCTGTTCTCTGCCGAATTCATCGTTCATATATGCGTTGCGGATGTTTCCGCCGACCTGCATTTCTTCACCGTTAAAGGTCAAAAACTGCTGTCTGAGTACCGAAACGCTGTCCTTTGTGAGCATATCAAGTGTGATTTTTTCTTTAAGTTCCATTTTTCATACCTCCGTTATTTTTATATTTTGTAAATCAAAGAAAAGTTTACCTGCTCATCAGCGACGAAATTATAAGCCTGTTTATTGAGCGGAGTAAACTGCAACCAAGCCGATTTATTTACACTTCCTCTGAACATTCCGCCGTTTTTGCTTATGCCGATATCATGAACAATCACATCCGATTTGTTTGAGAAAGGC